CGGGGTGCGTGTACAGAATTACCCCCGTGATAACGAGGTCACGGGCGAGGTACTTGTTCATGTAGTCGGGGAGGGTGGAATACGCCCTCTTGACCGCTTCCGACAATGTGAGCTTCTCGGTGGTATTCATTTGCTTGTCTGCTGAGTTGTTCTGATGGTCTGCTTGATGAGGTCGAGTGTAGCCCCCGTGGTGAGGGTCTCGGGCGTGACACGGAGAACACGCCAGCCGAGAGCGGTGGCGGTGTTGTACTTCTCAATATCTCCTAAGAAGCCCTTGGGGCGAGTATGCCGTCCCTGCGTCCATACGCCACCCTCTACCTCGATGGCTATCTTGTGAGAGGGGATGGCGTAGTCAAAGCGCCACCTCCTCACGGGGTGAAACCGAAGCTCACGGACGCACTCCGTCTTGAGGTAGCTTAGGCAAAGGAATACGAATAGGTCGTACGGGTCGGGCTTCGGCTCTCTCCGCTTCTTGGAGGTGGTAGTTTTTCGCATAGGCTGTGTAGTTGGTTGTTAGTTACTCCTTGGGGGTGTTGTATCGGGCTTTGAAATATACGATCTCGACAGGCCATTGCTGCGCCCTCTCAATCTTCGGCTTATCATCGTCCAGGCGTTCTCCGCCTTCGTTCTCCTTGGCAGCCTCAAGCTCGCTCTGGCTGTACTCCTTAGATAAGGCATTGATAGCCTTAACTGCTTCATTCCACTTTCGTCTGTATACATAGACGATAATATCGGCCACCCACTTAGAAAGCCCGTTGGAGGTAACGAAGCCTTCCGAGATAAATACAGCCTGTAATATCGTCATTGATAGGCGGGGTGAACTCTTCTCCATCTCCATAGCCATCTGGCAGTAGTGCTTTGCCTTCTCGAGGTCCCGCACTCCGTCTTTGAGCTTGTACCTGCTCACATACTTGACTACGTTTCCTTGGAAGAAGTCAAGATCAAGCATAGAGATAAGTTTTATTGGCTGAAAAGGCATATCCTTATAGTGACTGCCTCCGATTTGTTCGCTTAATGCGCTGCTGTATTCGTTCGTTTCCATCTGTTCAGTATTTGCGTTTTCGTTAACCTATTGGTGTGGATATGTTAAGCAAAGGGGCGTTTCGTTAACCTATTCCGCCCCTTTACTCCTTGAATTTTATTCCTTGAGTTCGTGGTGCTACTCCTTGAGGTTACTCCTTGACTCCGAGCATTCGGCAGGTGGACTCGAGTCGTTTGGCTTCGGCGAGGGATTTAATCTCATCCACGCTAATATCATCGTAGACACTCAGCACTACTTCATACGGGGAGTACATGTACTGTACCACATCCATTGTACTTAGATACAGCGCGGCACGTGTCCGAATGCCATTATCGTCAAACACCTCCCGAATTGTGTAGAATACATCTGCATCTGCCGATACCTCCATAAGTTCAGCGTAGTGGTCTACCACCTTCTCCCCATCCCTATCAAATGGGTCTGTGCAGCTCCACTCCAGCGGGCATTTCGCCAGCTGGGCTTTTACTTCCTCGCGTGTCATTTCTTCCTGTTTACGATGTAGTTTACAGCCAATTTCTTTAGCCTAACCTCTGACCTTCTGATGTCTCCATATAGCTTTTCCATTGGCTTATCCCCCCCCCCCC